GTGGCTGGACGTAATCGGTATCTGCTTTTTCGGGACGGTCGCTATTACGCCCGGTTGGTCGTTCCTAAAGACCTTCGACCGTTTCTGGAGCGCAAGACCGAATTGCGCACCCCTCTTGGGGCAGACCGCCGCACCGCCTTGTCTAAGCTCCCCGGTGCCGTTGCTGTCCTTCAGCACCGTATAGCGATTGCGGAACGCGCTGCGGCAAAGGCGAGCGGCCATCGTGTCGAGATCGGCAGATATCCGCTCACCGTTCCGCAGATCGCCAGCCGGGACTACCTTTCACAAATCGAATTTGACGCGGAGCTTCGCGCGAATGATCGACGTTATGCGTTGGCGGGCGTCGACTATGACGAGGCTCACCGATTCCGTGATGGCTTCGCCGGCTTGCTTTCCGATGATGAGCTAGAGGAGTTGGTTGGTGCGCGTGTCGAGAAGTTTCGAATGCGCGGCCACCATAACGCGACAAAAGGCACTTCGGAATGGAGGACCATAGCGCAAGGTCTGTGTGTCTCGACCTATGAGTCTTTGCTGCGGCAGGATGAGCGCAACGAAGGGGATTTCAGCGGCACGCCGAAGCACCCGTTGCTGGCAAACGCCGAACCAGCCGCCGACGACCTCCCGCCTGTCCCGCTGAAGGGATTGCTGATCGATTATATCACTAGTCGCAAAGCAGTAGGAAAGGGCAGGGAAGCTGAAAGGCGCTGGACGCCCGTCTTCGCGGACCTCGCCAAATTCATTAGGCACAACGACGCGAGACGCCTGACTAAACAGAACCTCATTGATTGGCGCGATGAGCGTCTGAAGACGTTGAGCGCTAAGACGGTTGGCGACGTGTATCTTGCATCTGTGCGCACAGTCCTGTCATGGGCGGTCGGTAATGACCGCCTGGAATCGAACGTGGCCGAAAAAGTTCGGCAAGAAGTGCCGAAAAAGTCGCGCGATCGCGAAAAGGGTTTCACTCTGCCTGAAGCTGTCGCGATCCTCCGCAAGGCTCGCGACTATGTTCCTACCCGGACGGATAATCCCCGCACTACCGAATCGCCGCATACAACGGCCGCAAAGAGATGGTCACCAATCTTGTGTGCCTTCTCGGGCGCGCGCATCGCTGAGATTACTCAGCTTCGGAAACAAGACTTCCGTATGGAAGGCGAAACGCCGGTCATGCGTATCACGCCTGCTGCCGGCACTGTGAAGGCTGGCGGATACAGGGACGTGCCGCTGCATTCGCAAGTAATTGATATGGGCTTCATGAGCTTTGTCGAAGCCGCACCTGACGGTGCTCTTTTCCATTCCGGTGACAAGGAACAAATTACGGCGGCGCGCACCGTCGCCGGCCGAGTAAGTCAGTGGCTTCAATCCCTCGAATTGATCCCCGATGGTCTAAGCCCCAACCATGCGTGGCGGCATCGGTTCAAGACGGTCGGAACGGAACTGCAAATTTCTGGCCGCGTCCTTGACGCCATTCAAGGTCATGCCAGCAAGACGGCGGGTGACGATTACGGCGATGTGACGGTGGCGGCGAGGAAGGCAGCAATCGAGAGCTTCCCTCATTATGAGCTAGATAGCAAAAATCCCGAAAAGTCAATGGAATAAATTCCTAGATAGTGCAAATAAAGGACTTTGTTCCTATTCTCCTGCGTGAGACAATAATTCCGAAATGAGTTTTCGGAGTTGTTGTGCGTCCGCGTCCAGTTGAGTTTCTGAAGAGCATCTTCGGAAGCGGGATCGAAAAGAAGTCGGTTCCGCTTTCTGATTCATACGGCATGGAATCTATCTTCGGCACCCCGAACACGGTTGCTGGCCCTGCCATCAATGCCGCGACTGCTTTGCGCGTCCCGGCTGTCTATTCCGCTATCGTCCTGATCACTGACGCGATTGGTTCGCTCCCTGCCAAAGTCTTTCAAACGGCCGGTGGGGAAAAGCAAACTGCTGACACTCACCCCGCCTATCGCCTTGTTCATGACGAGGCGAACGATTGGACGTCCGCTGGCGCATTACGCGCCACGCTCACCGTCGACGCCCTTCTGCACGACCACGGCTATGCACTCGCCAATCGCGTTGGCGACGGCAAGGTCCAAGAGTTCAACCGCCTGGACCCGCGAAGCGTCACGATCAAGGCCGATGAGATCACCGGTGAACCTGTCTATGAGGTGCGCGACGGTAGCCGCGTTCGCCGCTACGGCTACCGCGACATTCTCCATATCTCGGCACCGTTAGGCTTGGCGCCGATCAAGGCCGGGCGCGAGGCCATCGGCCTTTCGAAGGTCATGGAACAATACGCGGGATCCCTCTTCGCCAACCGTGCCCGCCCGGGCGTCATCATCAAAAGCCCATTGAAGCTTGGCGACGAAGCCAAAAAGAGAATTCGCGACAGCTGGAACGCCGGTTTCCGAAACGACGGCAATGGCGGAACCGCTGTTTTTGACGAAGGCATGTCGTCTGAGACAGTCAACGCCATGACATCGGCGGATGCCGAGTTCTCCAAAAGTCGCGCTGACCAAGTTGTCGAAATCGCCCGCCTGTTCCGCGTGCCACCGCACCTACTTTTCGAGTTGTCGCGCGCCACGTGGGGAAATGCTGAAGAGATGTATCAGGCGTTCTTGGACCTCACACTCCGGCCATGGCTGGACGCTTGGGAGTGGGCATACGCTCGCGTCCTGCTGACGCCCCAAGAGCGCGCCAGCGGCTACTACGTCGAGTTCGTGATCGACGATCTTATGACCGCCAACGCCGCAACCCGCGCCGACGTCTATGCGCAGTATCGCGCCATGGGCGTCCTAACCGCCAATGAAGTCCGCGCCGGTTTGAACCGTGCGCCAATAGACGGCGGCGACACCCTCGACAATCCGAACATCACGCCCGGCAAGCCCGTCGGGGAGAACGACAATCGCAAGCCGGGCGAGGTGGCAGCATGAAGACCTACGCATTCAATGAGTTGATTTGGACGGCGTTTGTTGCCGCTCTGCTGATCGGGGCCGTGTTGCTGGTATGAGCTACACCACTTTCTTCGGCGACGGTGAGCGCACATTCGCGCTCACGCCCGATTTGATCCTTGAACTTGAACGCAAGACCGGCATGGGCATCGGCTCGCTTTGCCTGCGCTTTCCTGACCTCCATTTCCGCCACGCCGAGCTTGTCGAGATCATCCGACTGTCGCTGATAGGCGGCGGCGCGTCGCCACAAGAAGCCGCCGCGCTTGCTGACACCTACGCGGCGAAGCGTCCGCTCAAAGAATCCTTCCCGATCGCCGTCGCCGTGTTGCGGGCCGTCTGGTCTGGCACCGCCGCCGCCGCGCCGTCTGAAGGTGAGGCATCCGCCAATGGATAAGCTCGAAATCAAAGCCTCTTTCCGCGTGTCGGATGCCGGCGAAATCACCGGCCTTGCATGGCCGTTCGGCTCACCTGACAGCGTCGGCGACATCATTCAGAAGGGCGCGTTCAACAAGGCGGCGGCCATGCCGATCTTGTTCGAACATGACCCGAACCGTGTCGTCGGCAATTGGGAGTCCGTCGAGGAAACCGACGAAGGGCTTCAGGTCAAAGGCCGGCTCTTTCTCGACGGCGTGCCGCGCGCCCGTGACGTTCACACCAGCCTGAAGCTTGGTCGCGTCAACGGCCTGTCGATCGGCTTCCGCGCCACGGAAACCAAGACACGCGCGGACGGTAATCGAACCATCCTCGCCCTCAATCTCGCTGAAATCTCAATCGTCGCGAACCCTAGCCATCCGGACGCGCGAATTCTCACCGTCAAGTCCGCCGATGGCGCGGCACAATCCAAAGGAACTGAAATGCCCAATGAGAATACGGCACCCGCGCCGGAATACGCGGAACTTGAAAAGAAGGTGGCGGCCGTCGCCGATGAGGTGAAGACCGTCGCCAAGCTCACCGAACGTTTCGACAAGCTCGAAGCGAAGTTCAATCGCCCGTCCGCTGCCAACTCCAACGTCCCTGCCGCCGACAACGACAACGGGGTAACCGACGAACGCAAGGCGTTCCGGTCCTACCTTCGCGAGGGTAAAGACGCCAATGCGCTGGAACTGAAGACGCTCACCGTCTCGAACGACGCACAGGGCGGCTATCTCGCGCCGGCCGAAGTCTCGACCGACTTCATCCGCGATATTGCCGAGTTCTCGCCCATGCGCGCGCTCGCCACGGTTCGCCAGACGGCAGCGCCGTCTGTCATCGTTCCCAAGCGTATCGGTCGCACGAATGCCCTGTGGAAGGGCGAGCTTGCGCCGACGATTGGTAGCCAGCCCGGTTTCGGTCAGTTGGAAGTGCCGGTGAAAGAGATCGGCACCCATACCGACATTTCGAACTGGCTTACGGAAGATGCGCCGGCCGCTGAAGCCGAAGTTCGCCTTTCGCTTGCGGAAGACTTCGGCCAGAAGGAAGGCCTTGCCTTCGTATCTGGTGACGGCGTTCTGTCACCGCGTGGCTTCATGACCGTGACCGAAGTTGAGTTCACACTCAACGGCCACGCCACCAACCTGTCGGCCGACGCTCTGATTTCGCTCATGTATGCCATGCCGGCTGCCTACCGGAACCGTGGCACTTGGACGATGAATGGCACCACGCTTGGGACCATTCGCAAGTTAAAGGACAGCCAAGGCAACTACCTGTGGCAACCCGGTTTACAGGCTGGCCAGCCTGAAACGATCCTTGGCCGCCCCGTGGTCGAAATGGTCGACATGCCGAATGTCGAGGCCAACGCCTTCCCGATCGCTTTTGGCGACTTCGCCACCAGCTATCGCATCTATGACCGCCTGTCCGGCCTGTCGGTCTTCTCAAACCCGTATCTGCTTTCGACCGAAGGTCTGGTCCGCATTCACGCCCGCCATCGTGTCGGCGGCGACGTGGTGCAGCCCAAGGCGCTCCGCAAGCTGAAGATGGCAACGAGCTAAGGAGCAAATGACCATGCGTGATCTTGCAAACAACCTTGGCGCCGTGCTGGCGCTTTCCCCGGCCGTGCAGGCTGCCACCATCAAAGGCGTTGCTGTCGATCTACTCGGCTTCGAAAGTGCCATGCTTGTCGTGAATACCGGCGCTATCGTCGGCGCTGGCGACTACACCGCCAGGCTTCAGGAGTCCGACACGACCACTGACGCCGACTTTGTCGACGTAACCGCGCCGAAACTGATCGGCGCACTTCCGGCTAGCCTCACCGCAGATGGTGCCTTTAAACAGGGCTACATCGGCACGAAGCGGTATATCCGCGTCGTGGTGACGAAGAACAGCGGCACGTCGATTGCCGCTGGCGCTGTCGTCGTCAAAGGCCGTGCCCGCTCCAAGCCGGTGGCGTAACAATCATGCGGCTCGCATCTGACATCATCGCCATTCGGCACGCCGGTAAGGTGTTGCCGTTGCAGCCGTCATTGCGAGCCGCCCTGACCATTCATCGCAAGTATGGCGATAAGATCGTTGTTGCCGCCCTTCAAGAACTCAATCTCGGCACCATGACAGACATTGCCGTCATCGCCGCATCCGACGAACAAGGCGCGCGCCAGATCATCGGCAACAAGTTCGCCCGTGAAGGGTTTGCCGGTCTAGTTGAAATCCGCAAAGCGGTAGCTCGCCTGCTTAGGGCGCTCTATGCCGACGACTTCGAAGACGACCAACACCCTGCAGAAGTCAAAGCCGACACAACGGGCAAGCCGTTTGACCTTGGCGAGTTCCTTGAAGACCTCTTCGAGATCGGCACCGGCTGGCTAGGCTGGTCGCCTGCCGAGACCTGGGCAGCGAGCCCAAGGGAAATCCTTATCGCCCGGCGTGGCCTGATCGCCAAGCTGAAGGCCGTCAACGGCGTTGCTGACGACGCGCCCAAATATGGCAGCATCGAAGAAGTCACGCCCGAGCAGGTCAAAACCGGCTTGGCGACGCTGCGCGAACTAAGCGGCAATCCCTAAGTGAAAGCACCCTGAAATGTCCGATCCATTTGAAAAATACGCCCCTTCACCCGTCGGGCCGGCCACGCATGCCGTCGAAGTAACACCTAGCGACGATGCCGACCTTGCCACCATTCCGCGCGCGCTCTGGATTGGTGTAGGGGGCGACGTTCGCGTCACGACGATTGGCGGCGAGACAGTCACGTTCAAATCTGTTCAAGATGGAGCTTTCCCCGTCCGGGTGACGCGCGTCTACGCAACGGGCACGACTGCAACAGATATCGTGGCGGTCTGGTAAAACCATGCCTATCCTCCCGCCACGCATTTGCTCTTGCGGCAAGGTCGTCGCGTCTGGTGAGCGCTGCGCCTGTCAGATCGTGCGCGACCGTGAGCGCAGAGCCCGGTTCGATCGGACACGCCCCAATGCCCGCCAGCGTGGTTACACGCGTGAATGGGAGAAGGCGCGCGCCAACTTCATCGCCCTCCATCCTACCTGTCGCTACTGCCCAGCGCCGGCAACCGTGGTCGATCACGTCAAAGCCCATAAGGGCAACATGACCCTGTTCTGGAACAAGGCGAACTGGCAGCCGCTCTGCACGCCCTGCCATTCCAGCATCAAGCAGAGCAGGGAGCGGCGCACATGAGCGACGCAACCAAGCTCTGGGTTAACGTCATCCTTCTAGCCGCCCAGGACGCTCTGAAGGACAAGCAGGAACGCAAATGGTTTCGGCTATCGAACGCTGATTTCATCGAGGTCTGTAGCCTAGCCGGCCTCGACCCGGAAGCAGTGCGCGATCGTGCCACCGATGCCTTCCACCGTTACGACGAAGCCGAAGCGGCTGGCGTCAAGTTCAAAGCCGGCTCGAAGATACGCGGCTGTGCAACCAAGCCAGCCATCAAATATCTGCACGATGGTAAGTCACTCACCGTGTCGGAATGGTCGCGCCTCATTGGTATCAAGGATCGGACTATCCGCGCCCGCTTGCGAGCGGGCTATTCAATTGCTGAAACACTCGACCCAGCTTCTAAGCCAAAGTCCCGCACCTTCAACAGAGCGCACGTTCGCAAGCCTCGCCGCTTCATTTTGCCTGGTCGGCAGCCCAACCTTCATTCTATCAACGGCGTGTCCAAGAGCCTCGCACAATGGGCCAAGGAATACGGCGTTAGCTATGCTGTTCTCACACGCCGCTTGAGGCTTGGCGCTACACTTCAACACGCACTGAATCCCCCTCAGAGCCGGGCCAAGGTTCACACCATCAATGGCGTCGGCAAGACCTATGCCGAGTGGGCCAAACATATCGGCATCTCGATCGGCACCCTTCATCAACGAATGAGCCATGGGCGCACCTTGGCCGAAGCGGTCGCCATGGGCGGTCCGCGCGGCAACCGGGGGGTAGTCGACAACTTCCCTAGGGCGTCGGGGACCGGCGGGGGGAGCGTCGCGCAAGATCGCGCGCAAATAGAGTTTTCTGCAAACCCCGAAAAGACATCGCCATGACTATCGTTACCACGGCCGAATTGAAGGCCCATTCGAACCTTTCCGACGACGAATCCGACGCGCTTCTGACTCAGAAGATCGCGGCGGCGGAAGATTGGTGCGCCGGCTACATCGGCGCTGCCCTGGCTGACCTTGACCCGCTCCCGGCTGGTATCCGCGAAGCCATCCTTCGCATTGCCGCCGACCTATACGAGAACCGTGAGGCAACCGTGATCGGTGCAGGCGGCTCGACCCTGCCGTTTGGTGTTTCCGACCTACTGGCACCACACCGGACTTGGACCTTCTGACATGGCAAAATCCAGACAACTAGAGCGCCTTCAGCGGCGACTTGAAGCGATTCCGAAGTCAGTCCGGGAGGCGGTCGTTCCGGCGCTGGTAAAGAGTGCTGACGAGCTTGCCGACACCATGCGCCAGCTTGCCGAACCGTCGCGCGATACCGGCGCACTCATTGAGAGCATCGCCGTCACGCCACCCGGCCAATCGACGCCGCCGTATTCGCAGCCCGGTGGGATGCGGGTTGCTGGCGAATTGGAAGTGCTAGTGACGGCTGGCAACGAAGGCGTGCGCTATGGGCATCTGGTTGAATACGGCACCAGCTCGGCCGAAGCGCAGCCGTTCTTTTGGCCGGCGGTCCGTCTGACTCAGAAACGCACTCGAAATCGGACCCGGCGCGCCATTGGCAAGGCCGTTCGCGATGGATGGAACAAGCCATGAGCGAATTCACGATGCTTGAACCGACCACTGCACTTCAGATTGCCATCCGCGAACGGTTGATTTTGGACGCCAATGTTTTTGCCCTCGTTCCGCGAGAGAACATCCGCAGCAATTTCACCCGGCCCGACAAGATGCCGGCTGTCCTTATCGGCAACGGCACCACGGAACTGCACGGGCATGATTACGCGGGGCAGCGCGCGGCGTGGGTCTATCTCGACATTCACGTCTGGACAATCGGCGAAGGCTTGGACGCCACCAAGGCCCTGGCCTTCGCCGTCTCTAACTCGCTCGACCATAAGAAGCTCCAGATCGAAGGCGGCTATTGCGATCATTTCAAGGTAACGCGGATCGTTTACCCGCGTGATCCCAACCCCGACTACGGCCACGGCGTTCTGTCGGTTGAAGCCCTCATCCGGTGGGTGGTGTGATGCGCGCCGGGAAGCTCGACAGAACCATCGTCCTTCAGCGCCGGGTGCAATCGGTCGGTGACTCGGGAAACGTGCTGTCGTCCTGGACGACGATTGCCACGGTGCGCGCTGAATTGGTGCAGGCCACGGCGGATGAGTCGGCAACCGACTTTGGCGAGGCCGAAACCGACCTGTGCACGTTCCGCATCCGCTGGCCCGCCAGTGAGATCACAACGGCCGAACAGGTTTTCTATGCCGGCGCTGCCTACAACATCAAACACATTGTCGAGATCGGTAGGCGGCGTGGCCTCGAATTGCGGTGCGAGCGCATCCGCCTATGAGGGGAAGAAAGCCTTCCGGCATCGTCGCCGGCACCTCGCCAGTCACCAAAGTTCCTGCCGTCCCGGCTTGGCTGTCGAAAGACGCCAAAGCTGAGTGGCGGCGTGTCGCGCCGATCTTGGTCAATGAGCGCAAGGTGCTGACTGAGGCCGATCTTGGCACCCTGGAATCCTACTGCATCGCCACTGGCACCGTGCGTGAGGCGCACCGCGCTTTGAACCGTGACGGCCTTGTCGTCGCCGGCAAGCGCCATCCTGCATTCGGCATGATGAATGCCGCCCAGACAACCGCCCGCCTGTGCGCCGCCGAACTTGGCCTGACGCCTGTTTCGCGCTCCCGGCCTGCAATCCGTGACGACCAAGACAACAACGATGACAATCCGCTCGACATTTCCTGAGTGGATTTATGACGGCTCGCCGATTGACGATCCGCTAGGGCTCGGCGAACGCGCCGTGCGCTTCCTTCGTGCGCTGAAGCATCCGAAAAGCCGCGCGCCCAAACGGGCGTTCCAATTGGACGAATGGCAAGAGCGCATAGTGCGCCGCATCTATGGTCCGCGAGATGCACAAGGCAGGCGTCTTGTCTCGACGGTCGTGCTGCTCTTGCCCCGCGGAAATCGCAAGACCAGTCTCGCCGCGGCGCTTTCGTTGCTGCACACAATCGGCCCCGAGCGAGTGCCGGGCGGTGAAGCCATATTTGCGGGATCGGATCGGAACCAAGCTAGTATTGGCTTCCGAGAGGCGCTGTCGATTGTCTTCGCCGATAGCCGCATCACAACTGCCGTGAAGGTGTCCGACGCTGTCAATTCGGCGAAGTCGATCACCCTGAAGAAGGATGGCACCCGGCTCGAAACCATCTCAGCCGACGGCAACCGGCAGCATGGCCGGACGCCGAATTTCGTGCTTGCCGACGAACTCCATATCTGGCGCGGCAAAGAGCTTTGGGACGCGCTACGCACCGGCCTCGACAAGACCGACGACGCGCTGCTTGTCGTGGCAACCACTGCCGGACGTGGGCAGGAAAACATAGCTTGGGAGATCGTAGAAGACGCTCGGAAGGTGGCGCGTGGCGACGTTGTCGATCCGTCTATTCTGCCGATCCTATTTGAAGCCGACCGCGATTGCGATTGGCGCGATGAGAGGCTTTGGCATCGCATCAACCCCGGCTTAGTGCACGGCTATCCGTCATTGTCTGGTTTCCGGCAGCACGCCGAACGGGCCGAGCGCAGCGTTTCAGAACGCGAGAGCTTACGGCAACTGAAGCTCAATATTTGGCTGGACCACTCGACCGACCCGTTCGTTGATATGGCGATCTATGACCAGGGCAACGCCCCGGTCGATCTGGACACCCTTCGCGGCATGCCATGCTGGCTTGCCGTCGATCTATCCAACACGACCGATCTAACGGCCATCGTTGCCGCTTGGCGCACCGATGATGGCGGATACGTTGTGCATCCTTGGTTCTTCTGCCCGAGTGACAATCTTCGGCGACGTGCTGAGCGCGACGGCGTTCCTTACGTCTTGTGGCGCGACGATGGATTCATTTCCGCCACACCCGGTAACGTGGTTGATTACGATTACGTCGAGCAACGCATTCGCGACCTTTGTGCCGAGTTCGACGTGCAAGAGATCGCGTTCGATCCGTGGCAAGCTCGCCAGACTATTACACGTTTGCGCGCCGATGGCTTGCCAGCGCACGAAATGCGCCAAGGCTGGGTCACGATGGCGCCAGCCATCAAAGAGCTTGAACGGGCGATCATCGCCGGCAAATTCCAACACGGCGGACACCCCGTCCTGCGCTGGAACTTCAGCAACATTGCCGTCGAGACCGACAAGGCCGGCAACAAGACCTTTCACAAGGGCAAATCCACCGATCGCATTGACGGCGCACAAGCGGCGGCGATGGCCGTTGGTCGTGCCTTCATCGGCGAAAGCAACGTCTCTGCCTACAACGCGCCGGAAAGCGGCGGCCTGTTCATTTTCTGAAAGGATTACCTATGGCCAATGACGATCAAATCTTAGTTGTCTCGTTGGAAGCGAGGCTTAATCAGTTCGAAAAGAGCTTTCAGCGCGCCGTCCAGATATCGAACAAAAACTTCGGCGACATCGAACAGCGCGCGAAGACGATGACGTCGCGCCTGGACTCATCGTTCGCCAAAATCGGCACCGGGTTGAAGGGCGGCGCCATCGGCATGTTCACTGGTGTAGGTGCTGCCGCCACGGCAGCATTAGCGCCCATCGCGCTCTTTCAGAAGGCGCTCGATACCATCGATATCGCGTCGCACTTGGTCGACACGGCCGACCGTATCGGTCTGTCCACGACGGCGTTGCAAGAGCTTGGCTTTGGGTTTGCACAGGCCGGCGTTGAGCAGTCCGAATTTGAAACTGGAATGGAACAATTCAGCAAGCGCATCGGCGAGGCGGCGACGAAGGGCGGCGAACTGGCGAAAATTCTCAATACGAATGGCATCGCCATGCGCGATGCCAATGGGCAGATCAGGTCATCTGAGGATTTGCTGGGCAGCTACGCTGAGTTGGTTCGCAATGCGACAACCGAGCAAGAGAAAATGCTCCTCGTCACCGAAGCCTTCGGCCGTGGCGGGGGCGCTATGCTGGTTGGATTGAACGACGGCGCAAAAGGCATTCTCAACATGAAGAAAGCCGCCGAAGATGCCGGCGGCGTCATCGATGAGCAGCTATTGCGCCGCGCTGAAGAGATGGGCGACCGGTGGGATGCGGCGTGGCATCGCTTCACGGTAAGCTCGCAATCGGCCATCCTTACCGCCGTCGAAGGCCTCGACAGCCTTAACGGCCGGATGCAGGAATTCCTGAAGAACCGGCAGGCCGTCGAGATGGGAAGCATGGCGGGCTCGCTTGTCGGCAAGCCCGGCGACGTGCTGACCGGGCCAGGGAAGGGCGGCAAGCCAGACGCCATTGACGTGCGCAGTGCACAAGCTTTCGGCGGCGAGATCGCCAAGGCCGACGACAAGCTAATTGAGCATCTGAAAGCTCGCTACGGCGACGCCTCGCGCCGGGCAACCATCATTCCCGGTGAACCTAGCACGGGCGGGAAGGGCGGCGGCACGGCGAGGGCAGTATCGCCAGACAGTTTCGAACGTGAGATCGCCCAGACTCAAAGGCGCACCGCGATCTTGCGCGCCGAGACGGCGGCGCAGGCCAGCATCAATCCGCTCATTGACGACTATGGCGCTGCCGTCGATAAAGCTCGCATTAAGCAAGAGCTTCTGAACGCCGCACAGGAAGCGGGCAGAGCGATCACGCCAGAATTGGCGGCAGCCATTGACGCCACGGCGCAAGCTTATGGTGACGCCAGCGCCGACGCCCAGAGATTGGCCGACACGCAGGACGAGGCCAAGGAAAAGGCCAAGCAATGGGCCGACCTTCAGCAAGACCTTGTGGGCGGGTTCCTGCATGACCTGAAGGACGGCGTGAAGCCGGTTGATGCCTTGTTCAATGCAGTCAACAGGCTAGCCGACGTGGCTATCGACAATCTTCTGAAGAAGCTGTCTGAGGTGAAGGGTGCGAGCGGCGAGGGCGGTCTGTTCGGCGGTCTGCTAGGCTTTGTCGGCAATCTGTTCGGCTTCAGTGCTGGTGGCGAGGTAAAGGCCGATTCCTGGGCCGGACTGAGGCTTGCCGGCGGGGGTGGTGTCCGTGGTCCTGGCACCAGCACCAGCGATTCAATCCCGGCGATGCTTTCCGATGGCGAGTATGTCGTGAACGCCGCCGCGACCGCCAAGCACCGCCCGCTCATCGAGGCGATCAACGCCGACAGGCTGGTGGCGTTCGCAAGGGGCGGCGGCGTCGGTGATGACGGCAAGGCGGCTAGGCTCTGGCGGGCCGCCAACCAGAACGCCGCGCCTGCGATCAACATTTCAACGAACGTCACCGTGAACGCCCAAGGTGGCGATCCTGCCGCCAATGCTGACCTCGCCAAGCAGACGGCCCGTGAGACGAAAGAGGCTGTCCGGGCAGTAGTCATCGAGGAACTGTTGACGCAAAAGAGGCAAGGCGGCCTCATGACGGGGCGCTACGCATGAGTTGGGAAACCTTCAACCCGCCCGTCGCGCCGTCGTCAGGCACGCGCAACAAGCCTGAGATCAAGCTGCTCAAGGCTGATTTCGGTGATGGCTACACTCAGAGCTCTCCCGATGCCCTGAATCACGTCCGGCGCGTGCTGACGCTGGGCTGGGACTGCCTGCTGCCCTGGCAGAAAGATGAGATCGTTGAGTTCTTGGAAAAGCGCGGCGGCTATGAGCCGTTCTACTATACGCCCTCGAATGAGGATCTGCCGGTCAAGTGGACCTGCGAGGACTGGGACGACACCCGCGCCAACGACGGCTTCAAAGTGTCGGCCGTGTTCCGGCAGGACTTCACCATACAAATGTGAGCCTTTAGGAGCCGGCACGGCATCGCTAGCCGGAGGATGTTTCCTTGTCTCGCTTTACGTCACGCTTTTCGCAAGCCGGAAGGGTTTCCGGTTTTTGTTAAGGCGACACGAAAGACTCTTACTTACTTACTTTCTTACTTCTCTTATTACGTGTCCGTTTAACAAAAACCGGAAACACCCTCCGGCTAGGTGCAACGTCACGAAAACCGGAAACACCCTCCGGCTAGAGGTAGGACGATTTTCCCGACTTTTTATGCAGCGCCTCGCGAGATTAGCTACAATGTGTGGGCGAGGCGGGTAGCTCCCACTCATTGCCGACCGGGATTTTCACCGGGTCCCGGTCGGCCCCACGGTGAACGGTGAACGGTGAACGGTGAAATGACTTCTTACGATTGGCTCTGCCAAGAGCTAGACGCGCTCGACCACGTGAAGGTCGATGCGGTGATACCAGCCCAGACGCTTCAGGCATCGGCGACGCCCCTTCCTGCCCTGGTCCATTGGCGCGAGGCGGCGCGAAAGTGGCGGGCCCAAAATGTCGAGGTGGTAGCTGAATATGAACGACGGGAAGCGGAACGCCAGATGAACCTCATGCTACGTCTGACGTCTGAGAGAGCAGAGTTAGGGGAAAAAAGGCGCACATATTATCGTGACTACATGGCGAAGAGGCGCGCCGAGAGTGCAAAGGCACAAGGCCGGACAGTGAGACAATACCGCAGCCTGAAGGACATGACACCGGAAGAGCGCAAGGCTCACGAACGCAAGCTTGACCGGGAAAGGAAGGGCCGCAAGGCTGGCATCAATGCCCTATCCCTTCACCCGTTGTTCGGCCGATTCTAGGCGCTTGTCTGCATCCCGACCGCCAGAACGCTATAATGTAAGCGTCGAGATTGGTTCTCTCGACATTCCTGAAACTGCCACAACCCGCCCAAGGTCGTTCTCCCCTGCCTTGGGCGGTTTTTTGTCGAGACATAAGTAAATATTTACTTATGCTAACTATTTGAAATTATTCAATTTTATGACTTGACGAGTCACCGTGTGCTGATTCACATTCGGCCCTGTCGAAACACAAACAAGGGGTTTGGAATGGACCACTACCTGAGTGATGAAAACTGGAATGCCCTGGTCGATCGCCTCACCGGGCCGCATGACCCAAAAGCGCCCGGCTGGACGAAGCGTGACGAGGTTGTCGCGGCGCTCATGGATGCGAGCGTATGGCCGGCGAGGATTGCGGAAGAGGAGGTGGCATAATGGGCCTGCTCACAGATGCACCCGAGCCGATACGTGACGCTTTCAAGGCTTGGACAGAAGGGAGCCTCACCGGGTCAGAGCTCCGCGAGCACATTGACCAACTCGCCCTGACAGACCCCGCCGTAAAGAGCTTCCGCGAATCCAAGCTTTCGGCGCTCGATGGTTCAAACGATGTGGAATGGCGCGCTCTTTTGTAGGTGATCTTTGGACCGCACAATACATCCGGTTGCCCACGCCCTTGCCATGGGAAAGCCGCTGCTTAGCGGCGACGATGGTGCGCGGCGCTTTGTGCTCAACCATGGTTGCGCCTTTAACCCCGCGCCATTGCCGCGCGGGGTTCGAAAGTGCAGGCAGGGCACGTGCTTTGAAGCCACCGGTCGCTTTGTCATACGAACGCCGGATGCCGGTTTTGGGTATGTCGAGGGGTTCGCTATCGGTCCGGGGCACCTCGCGCCGGTTTGGCACGCATGGTTGACGAAGGACGGAACCGCCCTGGACCTGACATGGCCGGAGTCCATTTCAATGCGATCGTCCTACTTCGGCGTTGAGTTCGCGACGAAAATCCTTGCGGCTATGCTCGTTTCGCGAGGTTACGACGGAATCTTGGACCCAGTTGACGACGGACTAACGTCGGCTTTCGAAAAGGACAGAGCCATTTAGCTCTCCCATCCTCGCCGAACTACCAGAGGCCCGCCGCTCACCCCGGCGGGATATTGTAGCTGATGCCGTGGCTCCTCTCAGCGGCCCCACCGTTCGATCAAATTTCTGAAGAAGCCGGTCGATACGTAGCAGGTGGCGGAAGTGCGCCTCCATAGGTTGTTATTGCAGTCGCTCTTGATGTCGTGAGGAACGGGGCGATAGCCCTTCGATCTCATGCAGGTCGAAACGTAATCGGATTGTTCCCACATGTCGCCCTCGCTTGGCTTGTCTGGACCGTAAATCGCTACTTCATCGAGCCGGCATTGAGCGATAGCAACCTCTTTGCCATCGTCACACCCAGCCAGCGCCAACAGCGGCATCGCGACAAACCATTTGCTCAT